GATGCAGCGTAGTCTCGTGGGCTCGGAGATGTGTATAAGAGACAGTTATTATATTATGATAGCATATAGAAGTAGCCAGTATAGATAGGCTCGATGGTATCATCCTTGACTTCCATCTCAATCTTTTCGCACACGAATCGCTTATTTCTGATGATGTATATCTTGGAAGGGTCCGGTATGACATCTGACTTGAACTTGACCTCCATGCAATTTCTGTTGTCAATCTTAAATGCCTTGCTATGGAACTCTGCTAATGATACTGCACCATTGGCTACTGAATTCAGGGATAGCGAAAAATTATTGCCGGCAGTCACTAACATACCCTCATAAGTATATTCACTGTTAATGCGATAATCTGTGATGAACATTGGCCATCTTGATTTTTCACCTACCCATGAAATCCTGCCGTATGGCACGTTAAATGCCTGCACTTTGCCTGGCAGTATGAAAAAGACACTCATGACCTCCTCTTCAGCTTCGCTGTCATCCATGCTTGACTCATCATCTATGGCATCCTGTACGGATGTGTAGCTATATCCGTCATCATCAACATCGCACTCCTTGGAATCCGCTTCCTTGTCATTAGGTATTGACAGCAGGCAACGCTTCTCGTAGTAATTATCTTCTAGAAGTCCTGTCCTGAAATTGATATCTTCTACAACTTGTGCTGCAGGAGAAATGCTCAGATCGACATATTCATCAGAAGAACTGTCCCTGATTAACGGTGACCATACACCTGCCATCTTCCATGTTTTCGTACCATCCTCATTCTCTACATATATGTAGTAACTTCTGAGGTACTCAATGATAGTCTGCCGTTTTTTCTTCTCAGACCATCCCATTGTAGTCAGAGGAAACTGATCAAGTGCACCAAAGTAATCAACACTTTTCACTATATTGAAATTGTCAAAAACCTTCTTAGGTATGCACTCATAGCTACCCCTGTTGGCTGAATTATCCAGTTTATACTCCAGGTTAGCGGTTGATGAAGTACTGAAAGATCCGTCCTCGTCATAGTCTGCTGAATATTCATCCAGCGGTTCTATCTCAATTGAATCTACAGAACTTAACTCTGAGGAACTGATGATGCTGCAGGTCTTCTGGGCTTCATCGAAGTAGATGGAGGCATTGAAGAATTTCCGGAATTCTTCAATGAATGTATAAGATGACCAGTGCGGAAGGGCTCTGCGAAGTTCTCGAGATTTGAAAGCCGAAGCTATATATAGCTGGTTCCACGGCTTGCAGTCGAAGTCATTGCGCTTGAGAGTATATCCTTCGTATTCTATGACTTTACGGAAGATATACATTATGTTTGGCTGAACAGCCAGATTTGAGATAAATGGTGCATTGCTTCCTATAAATTGCTTCGTTTTATCTACTCCAACAAAATTGGCAATCATATCATTTGTTTCGTCACGAACAGGTACGAAACACCATTTTCCTTCCACTCCCAGGAACTCTGACTTATCTTCATTCAGTCTATAGATGTCATTGATCTTTTGAAGATTTTTAAATCCTTGCGACCACCCCTTATCAACTGTATAACCAGGCTTGTCAGCGATGCCCAGGTCAATCTCATCGATGTAGTGCTTGGTCATCTTGTTATTGAACTTGATGCGGGATTTTCCGCCAACAATCTGCAGCTTGACCTCCTGCTGGTTCACTGAGAGGATGGTACCAACACCGCTCATGATGATTTTGCTATCAACATAGAGCTTGCAGTCATCGAACTTTGCGATGTTTTTCTTGACTTCCAATCGGGAAACATTGGAAAAGATCTCCCGGTTGGCCAGTATATTCATCGGGAAGGTGATATCATAGGTATATTCACCATCATCGGTGACATACTGATTAGCGTATGTCACCTTGATGGATGATGTTGATATCGGATAGGCTCTATGGCCATTGATAATGCATGTAATCATATCTACTTATTGTTTAGCATACGATGATATTCTTTGAGTTTGCGGTCGATGCCGTCTCTGCCAGCGATAGACACATCAGCCTTGATACCTCTCTCAATATTCTCGTTGAGCCTGCTGACTGCAGAATTGACTCCATCGAGAGACTGGCGTACCTCGGCATTGTCATTGCTGACGTTGACGATAGGAGCAACGACAGCAGCGCTGGCTCCTGCTCCCAGTGCTCTGCTGATGTCATCAGCGGTCAGAGAGCCTACGGTGTTGGCGCGCTGCGCTCTATCTATGAGGTCGAATGCAGGTCTGATAGATGAGTTGTTGACGGCATTGTGATTAGCCACGAACTCGCCTTCATGTACGACTCCAGCTTCCTTTCGGTAGCGGTTGCCACCGGTGTAACCACCCTCGTAGTACCCTGCTGCCTCTGCCTGATGCTGCTTCTTGATTGTTGCAATCTGCATCATACCTGCAGCTGTGGCCATGCCGGCAGCTATAGGTGCAAGTAACCAGCCAGTACCCTTGATGGCAGCTGCAGATGAGTATGCGTTGATAGCAGCCATAGCGGTAGATGCGATTGCCTGAGCAATCTCAATCTTCATTGCCTTCTTGTTAGCCTTCGACTTAGCAGCAGCCAGTTCCTTGTCACGCTTCTCTTCGAGCTTTTTCTTCTTCTTCGAGTTTTTGCCAGCTGCAGCAATCTGCTTCTCGTAGTTCTTTGAGATTTTCGCCTGCTCTAGGTCTGAGCAAGCCTGTGCATAGGCTGATGCTGCAGAGAGAATGTTGTTGATGCTGTTGTAGGCAGCAGATGTCTGCTCAACCATATCATTGAGGAAGTCAGCTGTCACCATCGCCTTCGCCTGCATATAGGCAGCGTGATTCTGCTCATCGTCACCATACAGCTCCTTCAGCTTCTCCATCGTGTTCTGGTAGTTGGCTATCTGAGACGTGAAGTAGCTTCCGAAGCTGGCATTTGCAGGGTTCTGCGCATCTCCTGCTTCAGCTTTAGCCTGGTTAACCATACGGTTAGAGACTCTATCCACCTTCAGCTGGGTAGAGCCTGCTCCATGGTCTTCAGCTTCGAGCTGCGCCTTGCGGTCTGCATACTGCTCGATGAGATCAAGCTTTATCTGCAGATATTCCTCCTCCTTGATGATACCCTGCTTGTAGATGTTCTCGAGACCATTGAGATACATCTGCTTCTCTGCTTCGATATCCTGCTTTCCGAACTGCTGGCGAAGTTCTCGCAGCTGGTTCTGGTATGCCTCCTGCATCTGTAACTGGTGATCGAGCGCAGCCTGCTCCATCTCAGCCTTCAGATCCAGCCACTCCTCGCTGCCCTCTCTGTCTTTGTAAAGTGCAAGACGTTTTTTCATGGCTTCGACATCATTCTTATATAGGGCTTCATTGAGAGCGGTATCATTCTGATAGATTTTCGAATTGACATCATAATATTGCGCTTTGATGCTAGCCTCCTTCTGGAGGCGTTCACGCTCAATGGTCTGCTCATTCATCTTCTGAATGGCAGCATCATGCTGCTTGACAACATTGACCTGGTTGTCAAGTAACTGCTTGTACTCTTTGCTCTTCTCACCATATAGCTGCTTCAGCTTGGCAAAACCCTTAATTTGGATGCTCTGTCGGTCGTCGATGAACTGCTGATAGGTTTTCTTGCCTTCTGCATAGGCTTTGGCGTTTTCAGCCATCAACTCGTTGGTCTCAGCCTTGATGCTATCTGCTGCCTGTTTCTGCTTGCGCTTGGCTTCTGCCTCACGCTTGCGTGCTTCTGCTGCAGCTGTCTTCTCTGCCTTGACACGAGCCTTGCGCTCTTTTTCTGAAACCTGATGAGTGCCGGCTGTACTCTGCTTCTTAATGATGGTACCATCATTGCCCTTGCCATTGTAGCCATTGTTTCGCCATGGTTCCGGATCGCTCACTTCGAAATGCTGTGACTCTAACTCGTTGATTTTTTCTAGGAGACGCTTCTGATACTGTTTTTCCTTGTCAATCTCTCTCTCCAAATCTTTTTGAAAATGTGGATTGCTTGCCGCAACCTTTTTCGAAGGGAAAGGATTGAAGGAATCTAATACTCCCTGTAAAAATCCAGGTTTATAATTTCTTCCCTCTTCTAGCCAATCCTCTAGATCAGCACTCTTTGCTATAGACTCAGCTAACTTTTTCTGTAGGCCATCGATGATAATCTTCTTTTTCATTACATCAATGTAAGCCTCAATCTGCCTTGTAGCGTTGCCTGTGCGCACTGCTTCCTCGGTTATGTTACCGAGGTGCTCACGCATCAGCTTGCCGTTGAGTTCCTCAAGGGCTGCCTTGCGGTCTGACTCTGCACTGGTGTTTGACTGGATAGCAGAGACGAGGTGCATGATGGCTGCCTCCTCGTCTGAAGCCTGCTTGTTGGCATCTGTCACGGCATCATTGTAGTCACGCTGAGCCTGCTCAGCTGTGCTCGTCTCTTCAGAGAGTGTGACGATTGCGGCTGTCAGACCGGCAACAACAGCAATCACGGCAGTAATCGGGTTGGCCAACAACACTTTGTTCCATAACATCTGCGCAGCAGTTGTCAGTTTTATCTCACTTGTCAACGCCATCTGAACGATTGCCATGGTCTTGAGAGCAGATGTCTTAAGACCCACAAGGACGAGATGCGCCTTTTCGCGCAGAATCATGATATTGAGCCATGCCATCTGCGCCTTTTCTGCTATCAACTTGGCCTTAGATACTGCAGTATAGGTGACTATGGCAGCTGTCAGCACAATTAATATGCGCCAATAATCTCTGACGAAGTCAACGAGTGTGGAGAGTGCTCGAACTCCGAGACTGGCTGCAGATATGCAATATCGTGCTGCAGGATAGAGTTTCTGGCCCAGTTCGATGGAGAGATCCAGGAACTTCTTGCTCGCCTTGTCAAGTTGAGCCTGTACACTTTCGTTCTGCGTCTCGAACTCATTGAGGACGGATGTGCCTTCGGAATAGGCTTCGCTTGCCAGGTTCTGGGCAGTCTTGATGTCATCGAGCTTGTCAGCGAGGACGGTGAGGACTCCAGTAGCCCTGGATCCATCCATCTTCATTTCCTCGAACATTGGTGCAAGGTCGGCAAAACCGCCCTTGGCTCTCATGGCTGCCAGGAACTGGAGAAGTGCGCTGTTGGCATCATTCTTCAACGTATTGGCGAATTCCTTGATATTCAGACCTGCAATCTTTGCAAACTTTGCGGAGTCCTGGAACATTTTAGCGAGGAGGTTCTGTACTGCGGTTGCAGCAGTCTCGTCCTGCTGCATGTTTTGATCTAGAACTGAGGCGAGACCCATAATCTGCGCTTGCGTGAATCCTGCCTGCTTGCCAACTCCTGCAACTCTTGCTGTAAAGTCAACGAGATAGCCAGCTGAAGCTGATGAATTCTGCGCTAATTCGTTGACTGCAGAACCTGTTGCCAACATGGCGCCTCGCAAGCCCTTGGTCTTGTCCTCACCGAACATCTGCGCCAACTTACCTATCTGTGACACAGCCTTGTCTCCTAGGTCATCACCGAGTGCAACATTGATTTTGTCTGCACCATCGACGAATTCCTCTACTGCAGCTGTAGATGTGATGCCTAGTCTTCCGGCATCTTCAGCTAACTGGTTGAGCTTCTGACGAGGAGTTCGGGTGTCCATTTTTTTAAAATCCTCATTCATTCGCTCCACTTCATCAGCTGCCTGACCAGTATATTTGCGGACGTTTGTCATCTCGTCATCCATCTTGGCATACTCCTCCACGCACTTCTTGACAGTGAAGGTGATGCCGGAGATAGCAGCAATGGCGCTGATGGCGAGGCCCTGCATGCGGTTGAAGGTATCAGCAGACCGCTTGATCCAGGACTCCTGGGCAACGCCCTCGGCTCTCACAGCCTGCAGCTCAGCCTTCAGCTGCTTCGCCTGCAGCTGCATCTGCTTGAACTTCTTGGTACCGCGGTCCATACCAGCCAACTGCTGATTGATAGCCTTGATGGAGAATTCGAGGTCACGGATGGATGATGTCTTCAGGTTCGACATGGTGCGGTTGACAAGCTGCATCTGCCGCTTGGTCTCCTTGATATCGATGTTGGTCTCCTCTATCTCCTTGTCATACTGCTGCATCAAAGTAACGACTCTACGCTCACTCTGATGTATGCGCTCCAGTTCTGCCTCCACCAGCTTCAGCTGTGCTGCTCGTGAGGCGTACATGGTTGACTGAGGGTCGAAATCAGTCATCTGCGACTTCAGCTTGCTTGATGTGAAGTTGAGGTCGTTGAGAGAAGCATGCTTCAGATTAGACAAGGTCGCAGTCATTCGATGCGCTTCTTCGTCAGCCTTGCGGGTCGCCCCCTTCAGATGCAACATCTGCTCCTTGACTTTGCTCAGCTGGTTCTCCAGCTTGGCATAGTCTGACGGATCAGATGCCGCCTTCATCTGGCCCTTCAGATGTCGGGCAGCTTTCTCAAGCTGCCCGAGGCTTGCAGAGGACAGGTTATCGAGCGTCTCCTTGACGCTCATGGTCGAGTTCTTGAATTGCTTCATCTCTCGCTCTGCAGCCTTCAGGTCCTTGGCGAGGGATGCGCCTAAACGGGAATCGCCCGTCGAGAAGGCATCCTGTTTTGCCTTCTTCAGACGAGCGACTTTTTCTTCGAGCTCCTTCAGACGGTTCTTCGCCTCTTCTGAATTGAGCTTCACTACGGTTGTATATACCTCTTGTCTTGCCATTATTCGGTGACTTGGATATAGTTATTATAAGATATGGTGGAATGAGGGTTGAAGTTGATGACCTTGACCTGGTATCCCTTGGTACCCCACTTCCAAAACAAGAATTTATGCTTGAATTGCCTTGCGATGATGGTTTGCAAGCTGTCTCTAGCCTTATATGTAAGGATAGAGTCTGCGGTATTGAGCCGGAAGTCCACCCACGCATCGCTATAGCTATAGATATGGTCTCTGCGCTTTGCCTTGACGGAGTCGGCAGTGACAACAACCGTTCGCTGGTCAGCAACAATCTGCTTCACCTGCAGATTGATATCATGGAGCAATTGACGGTCGATGGCGTATGACCTGTACTCCTCAGGAGGCATCATCAGCACTTGCTGAGTGATGACCTTGATGGAATCTCTGATAGTCTCACGCTTAGCTGGCGCATAGTTCAGCGCCAGCTGGTTGAACTGCTCCCTCAATTCCTTTTCCGCTCGCTTTTGTCTCGAGTCGAATAACCAGACGAATGCAGCGATAGCCAGTATCACTGCGATGACTATGCCTATGTATCTCAGAATCTTCTTCATATCTAATGATTTAGATGTCTGCATATTCAGGGATGGCATCGAAGCAAGGACACTCCTTGATTCGCTCCCAAGGATCAACCACGCCATTATGGTTCTTGTCAGGAGAGATATCACGATGACCGAGAATCTCAGCATCAGGGTATCTCTGTCTGAGTTCCTTCAGCAACTCGCGAAGGCCCTCCTTCTGCGCATCTGTTCGGTTGTCTATTGGCTTGCCAGTGCGCGAGATTCCTCCCATATATGCGACATTGATCGCCTCGTGGTTATGCCCCTTTACACCGTTTGATGGCAGGTCTTCTGTCATCAGTTGGGTGCGCTTGCCATCCGCTGTAACTACCCAGTGATAACCTGGATAATGCCAGCCCTTGTTTCTAAACTCCTTCAGCAAGGCATCGACTGTCCATGTCTGTCGGCTTGCTGTGCAATGTACGAAAATGAATTTAATCTTTCTCCCCATGATTTATGTATTTATTAATAATGTCCTTGACTCGAGTATCGAATGTAAGAGCGAAACCAAAAACGGTACCTACATACATGAGACTCTGACCGAAGTACCACAGGACGTTTGATGTCACGTCGTGTGATAGAAAGTAGCTGATGTACACTAGAGCGATAGCTGCAATCAAGACTAGACTAGCGCTGAGATAGTGTATCCAATCCTTGGTATTTCTCTGCATCTTTTTCTCTTTTTTATGCAAAAATACAATTATGTGGGGAAAAATAAAAATACGGCAGGTAATGATATGACTACCTGCCGTATTGATTATGCAATATCTCGTTCGAGAATCTCCTTGGCGATTTCCTTCGCCTGCTCTCTCCACTCCTGGAATGCCTGATATTCTGCCTCGTGAGCAGTATCGCCATCTCCATGGTTGCAGAGGATCGCTTCAACGTCATTCTGGCTGTACCTGGTTCTCACAAGTCCAGCAACGAAATCGTTGTAACCTGCAGAAGTAGCCTCAATCTTGACTGAGCCATCCGGCTCGCTACCTTCATAACTATATGCTGTGACCGTCTTACCATCACTCTCAGACTCCATCATATTAGAGTCTGGCTGATAGTTTTCAATTTTCTTTTCATTCAGATACAACAGATAATGATTTCCGTCGTATCTGACGTAGTTCATGCGAACGAGATAAATTTTCTTATTCATCTACTATATAAACTTGTAAAACGTTTTGCCGAATTTGTTTTTCAGCTCTCCGACTACAACATAGAAAGGCTTCTCTAGGAAGCACCATTCCTCACGTGCTTGTGTAATAAGTATCTCTGCACCGGAATACAACCACCAGGTTTCATCCTTCCAGTGCGGAACCTCGATAGGTTCCCCGTTCTCATCCAGCTCCTCTTTCCTCTCTACATGATCGATATATCTGAACTTCAGTGCCAGTCTATCGTTCGGAACCTTCTCCTGAACGATGAACTTGTTGCCGTGTTCATCAACTTTCTCGACCTGTTGAGTCTTGAAACTAACTGTTGACTTGTCAATCTTGTAGTCCTCGATGAGGATAAGATGATCTTCGTAGTCTATACCATCCTTGCACAAAACATCTCCTATGTGCTTCTTCTGCCGCTTGGTCATGCTTGCGAAGGGAATTTCCCCTCTTTTGATGCCGAGGTTGTCTCTATAAGTTTTCATTCCGATTTTCTGTAATAAGTTTTTTGTGTCTGCGTGTTTCGCAATTCCTAGCCTCGATGCAGCTATGACTCTGATTTGCTCATTATTATAGCCTCTCTTGCGTAGTCTTGCGATCTGCCTGCACAATGCCTGCTTGCTACGTTTCCGGATTTTAGCATGATCCGCATATATAACCTGCCCGCAGAAGTCTATGCCATCGCAGGTGCGATGAACATTCCACGACCGGTTGATCTGCAGCTTCCAATCTCTGGCCAGATACATAGCACTCAATTCGACCATCAGTCGCAGGAAAACTTTATCCTCATGCAATATGAAGATATTGTCCATAAACCTATAATAATAGCTGAGTCCTTGCCGAACGAAACGATCGAATCGCTCATTCAACGATTGTACGCTAGTTATCAATCTAGCCTGCTCCTCAGTTCTGCAAGTTACGAGCATATCACTGACGTAGCGAGCTTGCCAGTAGTGATATCGCTCAGGATCCTCCAGGATATCGAAACAGCGCATAGCGAGATAATCGAATCTAACCAGATATAGCTGACCTAGTAGCTGGGTAAGCTTGACACCGAGGACAACGCCATTGGCATAGCTTTCAACGACTTCGTCGATGAAGTATAGCAGTTTGCGGTCCTTGATATACAGCCGGTACTCTCTCTTCAGAAGATTATGCTCAATGTTCATAAAATAATGATGTATGTCCATGGGTGCGCAATATGCAGTCTCCTGCTGTGGAGAATTGTAAATATCGCGCTTGATTATCTTATAAAAGAAATGAGTACCACGCCCTTTGGTACCTGCCGGACAATTGTACGGAATCTTGCTACGCAGCAAGGGTTCCGAAGGATAGAGGGCAGCGTGCTGGATGACGTGATCAGGAACAGGCAGCTTGTTGACTGTCCGAATTTTCGGTTCAGTCACTTGCTTGGCTTCATACTCCGAAGTATGCCAGGCTCCAGCCTCGTATGCACGCAGAAGCACCTGAAGCTTTTGCTCCAGATTCTCCTCGAAAGCTTGCACGCTTAATCTCGACCTCTTATGCTTGGAATACTCATAAAAGGCTTCACGAAAATTCTGTAAAGTCTCGACAATAACGGATATATTACCTATTCTCTTCACTATGCATTAATTAATGAATGATAACTAATATGGTGTATATGTCGGTGTATGTGTCGGTGTATGTGACGGTGCATGTCGGTGTATAATGCGGTGTATGAATCCGTTGTCTGCTTTTTATAAAATCCTAACCTTCGACCGGATGACCCTATTGTCATCATCTACCAGCTAATCTAAATAAGTGAATTTTCTGCCTTGGGGCAAGGTCTGATTCCCGATTCTCCACATAAGCACACAAAAACTGTGGATATCTTTAAGTTGAGGGCCGCACCGTAGTTCACATTGGCATCAGAGACAGCATTGTTAACGTTGAGCGTCGAAAGACCACATTGCCCACCATTGTTAGCATTGGCACCGCGGAGGCAACAGCGAAAACCGGCACTGGGAATCACAACCTGGATTATATCCGGGTGCAAAGGTACGAAAAAAAATCGGAATGAAAAAAGTCAAAGAGCGAAATTTCAAAAAAAATCGACCGCCCAAAGGGCGGAAGGTGGGGCTCGCTATGCGAGCCGTGTGCTCAGGAGCCCCAGGTTCTTCTGATTGTTCTGTCTTTTGAGCCTACGCAGCCAACCTAGGCTGCTGCGTAGTATGTTGGCTCCACAGACCACTCGGATGCTGCTTCGCAGAGGGCCGCACCGTAGACCACAGAGGCACCAGAGACAGCATTGTAAACGTGGAGCGTCGAAAGACCACATTGCCCACCATGGCGAGCATAGGCACCGCGGAGGCAACAGCGAAAACCGGATGTCGCTCCACTATTGTTCCAGAAGTAGCTAGTCCAATAGGTCGTTTCTGTACCACCTTTTTTAGTCGGGAAGTTCTCGAGGTGCTCCATACACAGCTCCTGGATATAGCCTTCGCATCTAGTTTCCGACTTGCTATAGGCTACCATTCCATCCGCACTACCTAAAGTCCAGGTTCCATAGATGGATGGAGCAACGAGGTGTACAACCGATGTATCCTCGTTGCACTGCACCTGCTCATCATCCATCATACGCCAGAGGTTACCGAAACCATTCTTGTATCCGAAGAAGCTAGGAATCTTGGCAGTATAGACTACAGTACCATCATCCTTCTTGACCTCGTAGCTTGATTCACCACAGGAGTCTCCTAGTTCGATGCCGGCAGACATTGGAGTAACTGGTCGAAAGCCGTTGTATCCATCCCAGTCTGGCATCTGTGTCACGCCAGTGCCTAGACCACCTTGGAACAGGCCATTCTCATCTTTAGCAGAATTGACAGCAGCCTGATCGTAATGAGTGCCGAAGATTACTCCAAAGAGCACTGCTATGGCAGAAGTATGGCGCATCGTTGTACAGAGCCAACCGGTACCATTTTTGCGCGCAGCAGCTCGGAAGTACTCTGTATTCTGCTGAGTTGCTGGCTTGCCCAGCATGGTACGGTTCGTATTGTCGAGAGTCGCATCATTGTTGCCTCCTCGATAGTCAGCGCTATCGTTGATGTAGCTGACGAGTTTGCCAGTACTGCGCTCGATTGTCGCGAATCCAGCAGCAGAGATGCTGCCTATCGGAATCTTGTAGTTGAACTCTCCCTGAATAGGCCAAGGGCTAACCATTTCGTAGTGGAGTCTGCCTACGGTCTTGATCACCATGTACCACTCTTTTCCCCAACCCCACTGATAGTGTCCCTCGGTACCATCGAGTTTGGCCGCTTCGCCAGTCGCATACTTGTAATGATCCTTGGAATCAAGCTTGCGACGAGTATGGTCATTCTTGACCAGATAGCAGCCAAGTCCGAGTTCCTGGTGTAAGTTCTGCAGGAGTTCGAGGGAGCCTACATAGGCAGCAGCCTTAGGCGTAGCGTTGTCGAGGTTCCACACTCGACCGCACCATGGATGCTGACCGAGCTGCACCGCATTCTTGATAGTCATCTGCTCAGACTTGCCCGACTTCTTGTCGAAGACCTCGATAATCTTGTCGGTTGCAGACATGTCTGACTGAGGCAGGTCATCGACCTGCTGAGCATTGTCGAAGGCTGCGATGATAGCCTTCAGCTTCGTCTCTTCATTCTCTGTAAATGCCATATTACATTATATTTAATCGATTAAACAATTCGGATTTTATTGCCGTTTTTGCGAATCTTTCCTGTTGCAGAGAGTCGCATATATGGTTGTCTGACGTTGATGGTCACTTCCTGCCATAACGGAGTATTAGCGGTTGGAATCACCCAGAACTTGGTCTTGCCTGTACCCTTGACGGTCAGATTGCCGGAAGGGTCAGACATAACAGAATCACCCTCTACTCTCTGATAGAGGACACTCTGCGGCAAGTATGCCGGCAGGATGCTCGCCTCAATCTTCTGCTTCTGCTTGTTGCGGATGCTGATCTCAGTCTGATAGCTGAGATTCATGCGAGAAGGAGCGATGAAGCCAGTCGCAATCTGACCTGCGAGACTGTTCATCTCTGCGATTTTCTCGTCTGCTCTTGTCGCAGCCTCCGTTGCAAGCTGCGCCTTCTCCTCTGCAGCTGTAGCCTGCTGCTGTGCTTCTGCAGCCTGAGCGGTTGCAGAAGCGGCTGCAGTATTAGCAAGATTCGCAGCCTTGTTGGCATCATCGGCTGCACTCTTGGCCTTAGTTGCCGGAGTCTTGTCAAGCCAGAGGCGCCAGGAGTCGCTGGTGTCCGATGGCTCAGATGTGTTGCCATCGATGAGTGATGCGTACACACCATTGGCGGTGTGGACGATGTCATTGGCATCGTAGCCATGAATGGTCTCTCCCTCGAACTCGAAGGAATATCCATTGACCCACGCTCCCTTGTCGGTGAAGGCAACATTGCCCACCACAATGATATTCGTATTATCTGCCATTATACCTTGATAACTAATTTATTTCTACGTTTGACAACGTGCTCAGAAACGTTTGAGCCGTAGTCGATCATCAATAACTTGTTCCTGGACTGCCGGAAGGTTGGGTACATCGCACCACCTCTTGCGATGATACCAGTATCTTCGTAGGCGTGAGTCTGCAGGCTCCAGCTCCACCAGTTGCCATTTTCTCCGGCAATAGTAGGATGCTCATTGAGCTCCTTGGCCAAACTTGTCTGAACTACTGAACTGGCAATAGCAGTAGATGTATTGGTCTCTCGTAGATGCTCTGCAGAGACTCTACCTTCCTCTGCATTGACTCTGCCTGCTTCTGCTAAGGTTCTATCTGCCTCTGCATCACTCCTGGCCCTCTCTGCAGTCTGTCTTTCATTTTCTATACTGACTCTAGAGTTCTCGGCTGATGTTCGAGCTGTTTCTGCTGAAGCCCTCTTCTGCTCAGCAGAAGCTCGGGAAGACTCAGCAGAAACTCGCTTGATTTCTACTTCAACTCTCGCCTGCTCAGACTTGACTCTCGAGGCTTCGGAAGCTGCGCGAGTCTGCTCTGCAGTCTTGCGAGCTTCCTCATTCTGCTCGATAGCCTTCTTACTTGCAAGCGTGTCCGAAGTAGCCTTCTTAGCTGCTTCGGTCGCGGTCTTGCTCTCTGCAACGGCATTATCTACCTCCTGCTTCTTAGTCTCTAACCCCTCTCTCGCCTTATCTGCATTTGCTGCAGCCGTGTTGGCGGTTGTCGCTGCAGTCTTGGCTGCTGTGGTTGCCTTCTTGGCTTCCTCGACAGCGGCCTTGGCATCCTTGGTGAAGAGGGTCATCGGTATGATAACCTGCTTGCGAGTTCCGTTGTTGTCATCGTAGAGGACAGGAACAGTGCTGATATGCGCAAGATCATAGACCATTTCACATTCGAAGATGTTCTTCGAGTGAAGTTTCATCTGTTCTACAATATGCGGCCATAAGGCTGTGCTGACCGAAGACCAATCAGAGTTCTTGATTGCATCTTCGATGCTGGTACCCACCTTCGCATCGCTCATAAGCACCTCCTCTCTTATTCAGCATTCTTGATGCTATCGAACCACTCTGGTATTGATGCAAGAATCTGAGCAGTCACTTCCTTGCCGACATCATCCATCTTGAGGGTAATGGTAAGGTTACCGTCCTCTTCCGAGATATTGCCGAGATATTCGCCTGTATCGTTGCGAGAAACATATCCTCTCGTCACGATATGATCACCTGTAACATTCTGTTCGAAGTTAACATTCACGTTCTCACCGAGCGCAATAGGCTCGAATTCGGTTTTCACCGTCTGTTTTGCTGTTTTCATATCATAAAAAATTAAAATTATTTTAACTGCCCAAACTCTGGAACACCCAAACTGTATTATTCAAGAACTTTGTTCCCATCAACTGAACCCAACCATATAATTCGAGCTGTTCAACACTGGACATATACGACTTACTATTTGGCAGGAATATTCCGTTTGTAGCTTTCAAGATAACAGGAGGTGTCAATCGGCTTATCATGGGACGGAACACTTCTACTCTCATGACTTCCCCTTTTGCTAGATCTGGTAAAACATAGGTTCCTCCTCCCGTAATACAAGAGCATGCGACCTTACCGTCAACAACAATATCAGCAGCATATCGCATATTTGTGACTTTCAAATCACCTGAAATATCCGCATTGACGCATTCAATAGAACCATCTGCAAGAACCTTGAAATAATTGTTGACCGTTGTCAGTCCTTCAAGCTTGATTCTATCGGCTTTGATGGACGCATTAGTGATATATCCGTTAGCATCCTTCTGCACACTGGTTGATATGCTGGCTGTATGCCCTGCTACCGTTGTCTGCAACGCTGCGAAATCTGCCGTTGTCACAAGACCGCTTCGGATCTCATTCTTGCGGTCATCGATGCGGGAATTACACAATGAATTGACTGTTGGTGTGATGGTAGCGATACCCTTAGCTGTAAGAGTTTGACCGCTGAACATTCCAGCTGCGACACTCCATCCATCTGAATTTTGCGTGACGGTTGTCGCTGTATCTATGCTATCATCGACGTCCTCCCATTTGCTTCCAGTTCCTCGCATAACTGTGAATCTATACAGATGACCAGCAGTATAGCCAGAGGGAGCAGGATATGTTGCATACCATAATGCTCCTGCATGTCGCTGACACTTCGGATCTGTCCAACTAAGACTGGAAAAACTAGGAAGAGAAGACTGCTGGTAAAATTCTCCAACTCCACCATTTATGCGAGCATTGACTGTATCTATAGCTGACTGCTTTGCGCTCGATATTGAACTGTTCAGCGCAGACACCTTGCTGTTAAGAGTTGACGTATCAGCCTTGTTGGCTACTGTAGAGGATATGTTGTTTACTGTAACCTTCAGCTCTGCCACGCTGCTCTTAGCTGCGTCTGCAGAACTCTGTGCAGTACCAGCGGCAGTTTTAGCCTTATCAGCTGCGGATTGCGCTGCGCTAACCTTCAGTGATATTCTCTCTGCGCTCTGACTGATAGCAGACTGATATTCACTTGTGATATTGCCGTACTGATCCTTCAGCTGCTTATCTACAGTCGAAGTGATGCTGCTTGCAGTCTGCGTTATCTGTGATGATGTATCCTCACGGTTCTTGGCATCCTTAGAATCTACATATTGCCTGATTTCGCCCTTTTCTGCATCAAGCTCGAAACCGACCTTGACAGCTTTCTTGTTGACGGTATCGATGTTCTCACCCAGCAACTTGATATTGTTGGCCGTCTGCACTATCTGGGTGCTCACGGTCTTTGACAGCTCGCTGAGCGGCTCATCGGTGAGAGATGCTATTGCGAGATAGCAATCACCGGTGTACTGGATGACGAAGTCACCGGTACCATTCCACACGCCTTCTATTGGTATAGTCTTCCACGCTCCCGAGTATGCAACATTGATTGTTCTGATCTTGAGGGTGTTCTGCTTGCCCCTTACGTCTTCGCAATCAGCGAATCCAAGAGTCAACGCACCTGCAGTCTTGGCATAGATGTGAACGCTGATGTATAGCTTGTCCTGCACATCGGTGTACCCTGCCTCTGTTGGAGGCAGCTCTGCGCTGCTCTTCTCTCCGGCAACATACTCCTTGTGAGTTCCTGGTTGTCTAATCAGCGCATTCTTCTGCCTGATGCCGCAATTCTGCACACGGAGAATCTGCCTGCCATCCACCTTCTCCAGCGAGACCTTGCGGTTGCCGCTGGCTGTAGGATTTCCGTTGACCATGACCGGAAATCCGGAAGCGTCGAACCAGAAGACGGATTCGTCAGTGGAATCTATATCCCAACCTGCGATGATCTTATTCTCAGAATCGGTAATCTGCTCCAGGAATTGGCCATTCTCGAGATAATTTTTCTCGTTTGTCAGCTCATAGCTGGTTTTGGAGAATCTTGAAGAGAACATGTTTTCGAGAACCTGAAACTTGGTGTCGATGCTCTCACCTGTTCGGCTCAGAACGAACTTGCCTACCGCATAGAGGTTGTTGAGATATTCACCGAACCCCTTCAGTTGGCCAAGAACAGGATGTCTGATGCCTTTCAGATTTCCGATTCTACCCTTCAGAGCAGAATCCGGATTGGTTTTCAATCCTTGGAAAATATCAATATAAGGTGTATCGCTGCCTACGGTCATGACCTGAATGATACCCTTGCGGTCTGTGTCAGATACGTTATCGACACGAACGAAGGTGTCACGCTTCTTGATCAGCTTCTCCGGTGTGGCTCCAGCCATGGAACTTGTGAAGTTCTCGAACGTCACCCACGCCAGCCTATCCTCACCCTCACCTTCTGTTCCGACCTCTTTCACCAGGAGCTCGTAGTTCTTCGTGACATAATGATCATTTTCCTCTGAGGGAAGACCATTATACTGCTGCACCATGATGTAATCACCCTTGCGAAAGGAATTGTACATACGGCCTTCTTTGGTGTCGAGATATACCCTGCCGCTCTCTGCATCGAAGTGATCCACCTCCATCATCGCAGTGAAGATGCGGTTGTCATTCTCTCCTAGCAGCTGAGAGATGATCATCTCGAAAATGCGCATTGAACCTCTCACGATGAGGTTGTCAAGTTCCAGGTTATATTTGTTCTCGAGAACACCAGCCGCATTCTCGACCGGCTCGTTCTTCAGCCGCCAACCTTTGCCCGTGAGGAATCCTGCAACGAAGTCCGGAGAACTGAGGTCTCCTGCGAAGACGGAGTTGCCTCCAACGCTCAGATCATTGGCGTTGATATCGTGAGCCTCTATATCATGAGAGATGATATCGCCATTCTCATCGAACTTGTAGCCTGCACCTACCCTCAGACCTCTGAGGAAGGTGATGAGACCGGCAGCTTCATCGTCCTTGACCTTCGACAGATATTTGCCCTCGATCTTCTTCAGAAGCTCCTCGATGGTCGTATGCATCTCGTCTGAGGCGAAATGCAGCAGCGAGAGAAAAGCGGTGCCTATGCGGTATGCCGTATTGGCCTGCAGGCGTCGCTCATCTCTGATACCCTCGAACTGGGTCTGAAGATCATTCTTATCATATTCTACTGCCATATTGTTTTTTTGTTTGCAAAGATATAACTTCGATGAAATCGATAAAAATACGCTATCAGAAGTTGCGGGCAGCTCCGATACCTCTGAATATCTCAGTAAGAGCAGTCGCCATGATACCATTGTATTTCTCCCCATAGAAATCAGCTTCGTGTTCATTGAGCTTCATGACTGAAGCATAGTACTTCTGCGAGAACCAGTCACGTCTGCCGATAGGTGGACCACCTGCTACACGGCCACCCCAGGCAGGACCCACCTTTTTAGGCTTATTCATGTCGTGCTTGACTCGATATTCCTTGCCGAGGAATTCCAGGTCACCCTCGTTGACTCGTGCAATCTTCTCGCCTCCCTGCGCTTCTGTCCACTTCTCCCAGACGTGAGCAGGACCTACACCTGCTGCCACGTAGATACCATACTGCAGGAACTTGTGCTCGATGGTTGTCACGGAGCCTTGCTCCAGGTGTCCCTTGATGCTCGCATATAGCGCACCGGTGTCTATGGTACGCAAGCGCTCCATGCGCTCGCGCCAATAGTCACCCATGTTGTCGGTCCACCCCTGCTCGTATTTGAGCAGTTCATCTAATGCTGACTGGTCTGCCATAAGCTCTCATCATATTGTACATCGATAGGCTCGTCTGAGTTCAGCATAAAATAGAGTCCGGTGACTCCATTCAGGCTGTATCTGCCCAGCTCGCTCGAATAGATCTGTCGGAGATCCAGGAACTCCAGCTGACCGTCGAATGCCTCACGGTACTTGTCGTGAAGCATTCGGCTGATGAACTGGCGGAAGATGTATCTGCATAGATTCAGCTTCGCCTCTCTGTCCTCCATGTCGTCACGCTTGTATGCTGCGAGAATCCACACCGTATACACGTTGCGGTCGAAGAAACCTTCACCTGCTGAATGCGTATTGCTGTCAACGGTGTCTGAGATCATGATGAAGTTCGCAGATTTGCGGAACTGCTGCATCACGCCCTGCACGCTATCCGGTCCGGAACAGGTCGTTGCGACAAAATTATAAGCCCTGCAGGTCTTGTTTTCATCGCACAATTGCTTGAAATATGCGATGGAATCGAATAATTTATCTGTCATGTTGTATTATTTGCTGTTTCTGGCCTTGAATTCCTCTGCCTCTCTCGCTTTGTTGTCCAACTCGGAGAGCGCATCCCAGCAGAGCGAGTCATAGACTGCCTGCTGCTTGGTGATGTCTCCATCGGTGAGTGCGCGGATCTGCGCCTGCATTGCAGGCATCAGGTCCTCCTGTTTCAATTCTCCACCTTGCGATAATGGCTTGAAAAAGTGAGGGAAGTTCTCTGCCAGGTATCCCTTGATGGAGGAGTACCACATGAAGACATTTAGGAGCTCAAAAGACTGAAAAATGGCGGTTTCATCGGTTTCTCCGGATTCATTCCGGTATAGAATCCACCCCATCTTCTTCAGAAACTTTTCGTCCTTGTGGATAAGATACAGCTGGTAGTTCTTCTCAAGCTGCAGATAATCGAAGAAGGTGACGTCTCTGATGAGCCGTTCCACGGCATAGAGACCGGCACACGTATCGAGCGGCAGATAATAGGTATAATCTCCGATGAAATCGAAGTTTTTGAGGAGAGAGAGGATTTCGCCCTCGCTCAGATATAGCACTTCCCGCTTCTTTTGGCCATTTTTTGTTAGACAGAGAACGCTGCACTTCCAGCCTGTTCTGGTATGCTTCAGCACCTTGATGCCGCAGAATCTTCCGAGGACGTAGCATTTCGCTACCGTCTGGTCCGGGAACAGAGTCATTATTGTGAGGATATAGCGCAGCTCATCCTCCTGCAGCTCCTCCCACGAACTTGGAGCTGAGAAGTCGAAGACTCGTATGCCGTCACGAATTGAAAACGAAGGCAGGTTTCTCTTTTCCATTCTGATATTCCTTGAAGTGATTAGCTTTATATGCCGATGAATCCGCATATAATTTGAATTTATCGAGGTTGGCATCGAGGTAACGGAGCAGACGGCCATGTTCTGTTGAGTAGGCTGTCAGCAGACCCTCAGCCAGAAAGATCATGCATCTGCGCACCTTGAAGATGAGTTCTACCGCGGTGTCATCCTTGTCCTTGGCTCCTCGCTCCATCTCTAGCAGATCATCCATCTGCTCGTCAGATATGAGCTTGCGCATCACCGCATCAGCCTCGTAGAGTGCTGCCAGTTTATCCTTCCACTGCTTGGATGATAGCTCCTGCTTCACCTGGAAGGCATACTGCTCGATGCTGAAGACCAGAAGAGGTATGCTCATCTTCGCCTGCAGGCTCTCACCCCACCCTTTTGTTGCAGACAACCAGGTAATCATTTCGCCCTCTGCCTTCAAACAAGCGACCATACACTGCTCTATCAGCGCCTCTACTCTCGCAGATGATGCAGGAGAGACCTCGTTGTTGGCAACTACTCCGAAGCCTGTCGGAGTGAGTACCAGGTCGAGATGTCGAACGTTGCCGAGGAATGCAGTCAGGCATACTGCCTTGACAACTGCAGCCGATAGCCGCTCACTTGTCTCCAGCGCTTCCTCACCCACGTAGCCGAGGAAGCGCTTCTGAATATTGTTGTATGCCTCATAGAAATGAGGTCTCACAGACTCGAACACCTCTGAGTGCGAGCTTGTCGCTACGAGGATGCTCTGCTCGAAGTCTTCTTTACTTATCTGAATTTTCATTGCCATTATTGTTAACGATTGATGTCTGCTGGTCTTTGTTCTTGTCGAGCGTTGTCAGCTCTATCATCGGAACATCGACCGTGATATTCTTGTCTGCCCACAGATTGTAGTGCAGGATGACATGCCAAGGCTTAGCCATGATGTCGTGCGATGCCTTTTCGAGCGACTGCTTCATGATGAAGAGTTCCCGCTTGTCTGATCCAGAATTGTTCATCTGGCTCTTGCCGGGTGTCGCTCCAATCAGGTTCGGATGGCAGCCGAGTGCGAAGCAGAGCGCATTGGAAGCCTCGCTCATGTCTTCTGCCCAGTCTCCACCTTCCTTCTTGTTTCCCTCCGAGAGGTTGATGATGCGCACCATGCGCTGCTCTTTGCCGTTCGGATCAAGATAGTAGCCGGTGATGAGCGCCTTGCCGGCATTTTCCGGACCACAGACGAAATTGATGATGTTCTCCTTCTCCTTCAGGATGCGCGCCTTGCGCTCTTCCGGCTCTATGATGCCCTCGTTGTTGCAGAGCTCATCCCAGTAGTCGCGATGCACCTCTATCTGTATGCGAGGAGCAGACGTGTTCTTGATCATATAGCGCTTGCCTATGCCGATGAGTCGATAGATATCATACCAGGCATCATCGAAGATGCTCGCATAATATGGTATCGGATAGTACTGCAAGCCTGGTGTAGGCATTCGGCTGATGATGGCGAACTTGCAGTTCGTACCATCCTTTGGAGCCTTGCTCCGGATGCCCGTGTAAGGGTCTGGCGCCTTGCCCATGCGTGCCAGGAGGTCGCCCAGAGGGTCGTAGAGATCCAGGAGTGGAATGACCTCTGCTTCGAGATCCTGCTGAAAATGGCTGAAATCACCGAAGAAGACATTTTCGATGCGCCCGTTTTTGTTCGGTCGCTGCAGTCGGCAATAGGACACGTCCTTGTGTCTGATATTGACGATGCGCTTATGGTCTCGAGAGAGGATGATGACTTCCACAGACCAGGCGAAGAACTTCATGTCGGTAGCCTGCTGCATGAACACTTCGTGAATGCTGTTGCTCAGGCAGAACTTGCGGATCTCCTCGTCTGCCACGTCCTGCTTCGTCTCTCGGTCGATGAATCGGAGACCCTGCCCATAACAGCATTGGACATTGAACGCCATTGCTCGCTGCGCAACCATGTTCTTGCGAAGGAGCTGCTGCAGGAGATAAGGAATGCTGTCATCATCTCCATAGTTGACATACTCGTATGACCTGCCTCCCACCTCGATAGCCCGGAAGGTAGCATCACCAATCTCTCCCGATCCGAGGAAGCTTGTGTCGCGGCCATACTGCTGCTCAATGGTTGCAGCATTGGTCACTTCTGATACTCCCTCTGCCACTACGGCATATCGGGAGACGGTGGAATTTCCACCTATCTGCTGCATCTGATATTTTTGATTGCTCATAAATATACTGGTTTACCTAAAAAACTGAATATATAAATGTCCGGCACCGTGCGAACCTCGCCATTAGCCGGGTTAACCAAGCGATGGAATCCACCTCGCCAGCTGCCACCCTTCACCAGCCATCCGCTGTAGTCGATGACCCTGCCGTCTGAAGTCCACGCTTTCAGGTTGACGGCAGCTTCGTCTGCCTTCGCCTTGTCGAGGAGGAGACAGACATCATTGATATGATATGCATTCTTGGCCATCAGTTGAACGTATTGTCGAAGGTGTTGTCGAATATCCTGCCACCTCTCTGCAGGTCCAGTACGTTGTGCTGGCGCTGCGCATAGACGTAGCTGAAGGTGAAGCGCGGAAGTGTGTCGTGCAGGTTGTCATTCTTGGACGTTGACGAGTTGATGGTGATGCGCTTGCCCACTACCGGATTGCCATCCACGAAGTTGACGATATAGACCTCGTCGGAACGGAAGAGGTCTTCAGCCCAGTTTGCCATATCTCGGCTCAGATAGCCGGTATCAGCGTTGAAGTTGCGCTGCTCAGTGATGCGATAGTTGGTCTTCAGACCGCCTATGTAGGCTGCATCTCTGGTATATTCCGGATTCACCTCGTGCTTGCCCTCGCAGTAGATGAGTTCCTGGCACCCGAACGAATTAGTGAAGAGGAGGCACGGAGCGCAGTCTGGCTGCGATGGGTCGATGATGAACCTCATGAGGCGCTTGCCTGCCTCTACCTCGTAGTAGAGCAGGTCGAGAGCATCAGCGGTGAAGCGAGACGGAGAAACGTCGATGGTCGTGTAGATATCATTGCCTGCTACTGCAGTAGCGGTGAATGTGCGGGTCTCCTCGCTGCCATCAGCGGCATGCTGCCTGTAGTATGCCGTCACGGTAGCCGTGCCGGTACCGAGGTAGTGGAGATACTCTAGACGCCCGATAGCGGTGCGCTTGCACTCCTGCAGCAGGGTGAGATAATGATTGTCGAGGAAGCTCTCGCAATCTACGCCCACGATGTCCACGGAGGTGTAGAGTACCTGCAGGCTCGCCTGTTTGGTAGCCACGTCGGTCTCTGTCTCGCCCTCCACGGTCTGCTCCCTGATGGTGATGGTAGCCGACACGGCAAGCTGCTGGCGTGCGTAAGGACGGAAGATGTCTGCCAGGTCGGAGACTACCACCTCACCATCGGCAGGGTACAGATATTCCTCGTATATGGTCTTGTCTGCGAGTGCGATGGTTACAGCCAGCCTTGTCTTGGCTGTGAGAATGATGATATCGGGGATGTTCTCCAGGAACACCTTGCCCGATGGTAGTGAATTGATGGTCATATTATCTTTTTTAGTGCAAAGATACTTTGGCAATTGCCAAAATAAAAATACGGATGACTACTCTCCCGAGCAGCCATCCGCTTCAAAAACAGGTAGATGAAATCTAGCAAATAAACTATTTGATGATGTGAACTCTTTCCCAGATTGCCCAGGCTACGCTTCCGTCCGGTTGCGTAGCGATGACATAGCCGTGACTCTTCATGTAGTCACTCACGCAGGCGTATGATACGCCTCCCATGCAGTTCAGCTCGCTGATGATATCCTGCGAGGTCTTGAAACTCTTCTTGTATTCAAGTCCGGTCTCCTCATCCTTCATGGGCAGGTTGGAACGGAACTTGAAGTATGCGTCGAGTAATTCTGTCTCGAACGCATCGATGTTATAATCTTCATTCTCCATAATCATTCTTCATTATAAGGAAATTCTTCTTCCGGTGAATATACTCGTCCGTAGGCTGAATACATCAGATTGCAGGTTGCAAAAATCTTCTCTGCCCACAGATCATACTTATCTCGCTGGCGGCATACTCTCAGAGCTATGGCTTCCAATCTCTTGATGGCATCAAACAGGTAATCTCGCACCTCTGCAACCGTTACCAGATTTGCAGCGCTTCGTAATATATTGAGATTGTTCCACAGCTGCACGTAGTAAGAATCCAGCTCCAGGTATCTAGCGACGAGTGCCTTGTACACTCTATACCTCTTCTTGTGGAGGTCAATTACATTTCTCTTTTTCATGCTTATTTCTTCATTTTATTAAGCATAAGAGCTAAGTAAAGCAATTTGCGGAAATTCTCATCTTGCTCCATAAGTACGCTTAAGAAGCCCACAAGCTTACGTCTGTTTCCATCAAATCCGAAAGCAGAATTGGTCAACATGCCTTCAGGATAGCCGTTCTCCACTTTAGATTCTCCGACTGCTATGAGGATATATCCTCTATTTTCATTGCAGTCTGCCCAAGCACTCAGCGCTTTACTTATCATATCGATATACTGCATGTGATCTTCTCCTTCAGGGATGCCATCACACTTAACGACATCGGCAATGAAGTCATTGATATTCTTATTATTCTTCTCCATTACATCACCTCCCCTCCGAAAAGATAACCACCTACGAACATGACAGCCACGAATGCAGCTATGCCTAGCATGGTGACAGCTACTTCACCATAGGTGACGCTCTCCTCGCAGATATAGCTGAAGGCCTCGCTCTTGGTCTTGGCGAGCTTCTTGATTTCACACTTGAGGGCCTTGATGCCCTCCTCAACGCTGATGCCTACAGGTCTCACCTGCGCACCACTAATTAAAATAGAATTCTGCATATTGCATCGTCTTATAACCATGAACAGCCGATTGTATAAAAGGGTGGCGGCTGCATTCCCCGTTGGTTATAAGACGATGGCTTATCCGGAAGGACAAATCAGATCTTACGGTTCATGCAGCCGCCATGTATTGGGCATATCTATTTTCCCAGTTGGAAAAAATTATTTTCCCAGTTGGAAAAAAGATTTTCCTAGGCATAAAAAAAGCCTGCGGCTAAGAAGCCATAGGCGATAACGGTCGCCTTGCCGGATAGTTTACTATCGTCTTATAACCGTTGGCAAAAGTACGAAGAAAATCTGAAACCGCCAAAAAAAAAGCGAGAAATTTTCATTCCTCGCTCATTTTTTTATTTATATACCATATTTCTCTACTATTTCCACCATCTCTTTCTCCTCGATGATTCTGATATTAGCTCCTTTCTCATTGAGTTTTTTTATCTTTTCCATCTTGGAAGGTCCTGCTCCCTCACCTTTAACTACGATATTAGTCTTAGCCGAGATAGATGAATTGATGTCTGCACCGCAGTCACGAAGTCTGAAAGCCAGCTTCTCTCTATCTGGGAAAGCCGTAAACACTCCAGTGATTACCACCTTCTGGTGGAAGAACGGATTATCCTTGTTAGCAACATCTTCATCAGCTAATGGCTGTTTGACTTCTCCAGTCAGGCTCTTGTGAGCCTTATAGTCAGGCTTCTCATAATGATGATGTGTGACATCAATGCCTGCACCTTTCAGTACAATCTCAGCACAGGCAGTTGCATCTGCTAATGCGTCATGATGGTCGTGCATCTCTATTCCCATCAACTCGCACATCTTCTTCAACGAATTATTACCTGGTAATAATCGCATGGTATCAATAATCTGATATCCTGGCATGTCAATGTTGTAAACTTCAGCTAGTCTTGAGAGTATGTTAGCTTCAGTTCCCTCGTGATGACAAGCTATGCAACCACTCTGAGCGAAGCTTCTCAGAACTGGGAAAACGATATCCCAAGTAGGTGCATTCTCCACCATCTCTTCAGTAATGCCATGCACGAATGAATTTCGCTCTGTACGCTCATCAGGATATGGCTTAATTAAGCTATAGAACTTCTGCATGATTACTCCATTTACTACTTGTACCATACCAACTGCGCATGCGCTAGTCAGCTCGGGTGTCATTGTCTCAAAGTCAATGGCAACAAAATTTATATTTTCTTTTTCCATAAGGTTTTTTTAATATCCAGTGCAAAAATAGCAATAATATTTCAAACTTTCAAACTCTTAGATAAAGAATATTATAAAATGTGTTGTAGAGCATAAAAATAAGGGGTTGAGGAATGAAACGGAATCAAACGGAATGATTTTGCGGAATCAATCGGAATCATATCCAGGAATGACGCAAAAAACGACCGAAAATGACTGAAAACGACCGGAAACGACCGCAGGATCTCCCTTCGGTTCCTCCGCATCGAGGAATGGATTCCTCGGAAATTCCCCGATTTTCCTCGCATTTTCCTCGAAAATTCCCCGAAATTCCCCGATTTTCTCTGATTTTCTCTGATTTTCTCCGAAATTCTCCGATAATTTTCCTAACTTTGCGGTGTTTTACGTAATATATAATAAGGTATGGAAAGAAATAAGGAACTTACCCTGCATAGGGTTATTGATCTTATCAAGAAGACCAATGAACGCATAGATTTAACCAACGAGCGGTTAGAAATAGCAGAAAGAGACAACAATCGCCTTTTTCTGCTTGTAGTCATTGAAGCTGCAGTAATAGCCATTGCCATATTTGCTTGATGGTAGTAGCCAGGCAAGAATACAAGGCAGATATCACCATCACCAGGAACGTAATGACCTCCATCCAATATTTATTGCGTTCTCTCTTCTCAGCCTTTCTTTTGGCATCCATCTCTTTATTCTTTTTATCTTGATAATGTTTGCAGGACCACTCTATAAACTGTCTCTTATACACATCTGACGCTGCCGACGACTTAATAGGT